TATAAAGACATGATTAATATTGGATACCTTGAACTTTTCAAGGAAGGATACAGAAAATGAAAAAAGTGCTAAAAATAAAAAACTGTATTAATGTACAAAATGGTATAAAATATCCGCAGCTGAATATACTAAAAAAATTAGCCCATGCGTCAAATTTTTCCCATTTTAATATGCCTAAATCTAAAAAGACATTTCCCATTAATCTAGCAGAACCACCTGAACCTCTTTCTATCTAAAATATACTTAAAACAGTTATTGTATGCGTCCGTAGATCAAATATACATTAGGTATATTAATTTATACGAGCCGTTAGCCCGTAAGGCTACTCAAATACAAAAGTGGATAGCGGAGGATGGGTACTCTTTAATTATTGTGGATGCCGGTGGTGACGCTTGTGGAGGTTCCCCGTCGGACGAAGATAAGGTTATTGCTTTAATGAACGCTGCTTACAGTCTAAAAACCACCGTGGCAATGGTACACCATGAACATAAGAACGCTGATGATAAACACACTTCTTTCCACGGCTCCAATTATTGGCGCAATAGGTCAAGAGTTATGTGGCGTTTAATTGTAGAGAGCGAAAAGAATGCTAACGAAAAGACTATTAAGTTAAAACTAGAGAAAGCTAATAATATGGGTAAACTACCCCCTCTTTATTACAATCAAGGTATCTTTGCCGAAGCTGATCCTTTTTTCAACGAGGAGCCTTGTTTTAAAATGGAGATTTGCCCAGAAGGAGGTGATGTTGACAGCACAAAAGAGGCTAAGATTCTTAAAGTGCTAGAAAGCGACAGCGCTACTTTAAACCAAATTATAGAATTAACAGGCTTTAAAAGAGGTACAGCCCAGAATTTATTAGCCAAGTTAAAAGCCTCAGGTGTTGTGAAAGAAGATAGGCCAAAAGACACAAAAAAACCTATTATTTACTATATAAAATAATGTTACATCCAAAAAACGCTTTGGCAGGTCATGGCAAGTCAATTTGGCAAGTCAATTTTTTGGCAGGTCAATTTGGCAGCAAAATGAAAAACCCTTGTAAAATAAAGCTGGTTGACTTGCCAAAGCACTTGCCAAAGCACTTATTTTTTTGGCAGGTCACCATTAAACATCACACTCTGCCCCCCCCTTTAGGGGGGCAGGTGATTTTGGCAGGTCAAAAGTTTAGTAAAAATTATAAAAAAATATTCTCTCCCCGACCTCGCTTTTCCACGACTTGTTTGCACTTAGTGAGGTATTAGTGTGGTATAATACATTCAGACCGACGTAATTTAATAAGGGGTTGGAGAAACGAGGGGACTCGCAACGTTTTTATTCAAAAAGAGACGACTCTCAATAAGGCCTTACACTCACACCCCTCACAACCCCTTATTAGCTTAGGTCTTTGATCTTTGAAAGGAGATAGAAATGAGAACCTGTATTGACTGCCACTGTCCCCTCGAACGTGACAACGACACCCAGATTTGTGAACTATGTACCCAGAAGCGTATGCTCCCTTTAGGTGCTGCCTCACGTCTGCGTCTCCCGCCAAAAACTCCTGTTCCCACAGACAAGCCGTCCCACCAGTAAACTCCCACCCCAGTCTTTCCCACCTGTGCCTAGCACATCTCTTGTCTAGCTCTTTCCTTTGGTTTCTGGCCGTTTACCATCAAAAATAAAAACGGCCTTCTCCCCTGTTTTTAACTGGCAGCATTGCGCATTAAGTTTAACTGGCACGCTGGTTGAGAGCAGAGGAGAGAAAGGAGATTTAAAATGGACATTGCAATCTTAGATGACCTCGAGGATATGGCTCACGAAGACATCGAGATGCTGCGCTGGTCAATGGACAATACCAGTGGCCCAATCCACAAACTCCTACTCCGAATGGAATCCCACCGTTTCCAAGAATTGAAGCAAGCTCATGTTTTACGAGAACTGCTGAAGAGGCGCAAAAGGAGACGACGACGGAGATAACTGGTTATGGCGGTTCCAGTCAAAAACCGCCATCTTTAACAACCTAGACTCCCAAGATTGTACCCCTGTGAGGCCCAAAATGGCCCTGTATGCGATTTATTCATGTCAGTGATAACTAAGGTACTGCATCTAATATTTTTCATCCTAATCTCCATTATTTTTATCCCAATCGTAGCAGTAGTTTATTTTATCCACCCTTACTATGAAAAATGGCTCAAGAACGTGTGCGGTGTGCATGAACGAGACTAAAGCTCTTTACCTTCAGGGGATGGTGTGGGTTTGCTACAAGTGTTCCGATTATGGCCAAGACAAAACAACAAAAGCTAAGGGATAAAGCGGATAAGTTACTCACCCCCCTCATCAAAGCCATGCATCCGAGATGTTTGCTATGTAATAACGTAACCGAGGTGGCCCACCACCATGTGCATAAATCTAAGTCAAATGCCTTGCGTTATGAATTAGATAATCTTATCCCCCTTTGCCACCATTGTCATCGGGTCTTGCATCACAACGAAAGCTATTGGGCCTCTAAGATTGTTTCAATTAAGGGATTAGAGTGGTTTGAGAGATTGGAGAAAATAAAAAATACAGTTACGGTGAAGGCTGACACCGCTTGGTATGAGGGAAATTTAAAAAGACTAGAAAAGTTATCTACAGAATGACTTGTTATCAAAAAAAGATAAATGGTATAATAACCGAAGGTTTAATATGAGGGTACGAGGTGAAGGCAACACTCAGAGGATGGATAAACCTTGTGGCGGTTGCAAGGAAACCATGAGAGGTGTAGGTACGGCAAGAAAAACTTGTTTTGATTGTCGCATGAAAAAGATGCGAGAATATAATCAAAGGTCGAAAAAAGGCTAATTTTGAATAATATTATGGAAGAAGAGACAAAAGAGACAACCGAAGAAGAAGTTTCTACAGAAGGAGCTGAAGAAGTTTCTGAAGGGGACTCCGAAGGAGGGGAAGAATCCGAAGATGAAGAAGGGGCTTAATGCCTCTTTTTCGTTGTATGATATTTTAGAAATAAAGTGGGTTGACTCTCAGAGTTACAACAACTGGCACGACCAAGAAAAAAAATTAGATGATACCTGTGAATGTAGAAGTGTTGGTTATTTTTTAAAAACGACAGGAGTCTTTATCGTAATTTGTCAATCAATTTCACCTGATGAATATGGAGATATACTTCAAATTCCAAAGGTCGCTATTATAAATATAAGAAAAATTAAAAATGCCAGCAGGAGCTTATAAAAATGTTAAGTCTAAATCCTCAAGTCAAACGAGGGGCCAGAAAACCAAACCGGCTAAAGGACGTTTTACCCGATGATTCTAGTTTGTGGTACGGGAAGATGCGGTAGTAGTGAGACTGCCCGGATACTCCACGAAGAGTTAGGGGTAGACATGGGCCGGGTGCATCATATAGGTGATGAGTTCAACCCTAAAGGATATTTCGAGGATAGGGAATTTCAGTCTTTACATCTTTCTTTTCACTTGATGCACCTTGATAGCAAAGAAGGTGAAGATTATCCCCATCGCTATAAATTATGGAAGGAGCAGTTTGATAAGTTAATCGCCACTAAGAAAGAACCATGGGGTTTAAAAGACCCCGGTATAGCGGACATGCCTTTGCTATTGGACGAGTATATGTCCCTTAACCCTAAAATCATTGTCTGTACCAGAGACAGGGAAGAGGCTATAGATTCCTTTACAAAATTCAAAAACATTACTAGAAAAGAGGCCGAGAAGCTAGTCGATAAAAGACAAAGACACCTCTATAAGACACTGTCCGATAAGGTATTTACCACTGTCCAATGCAACCAACCTTATGAAAACAAAGTTAAACAGCTAACTAAATGGTATGACATATTTGGAGACAGCTTATAAGAACTATAGTAGGTGTAGATATTGTGGTATTGTCAAGAGAGGGAGAATTACCACTAAAAGAAAAGGTAAACTCATAAGCATGGAGCGCAACAACAATACTTGTGATTGTAGCGAAGAGGAAATCTGCAAACTGATTAAAAATGTTTGTATCGTTTGTGGAGAAATAAAAAACACAAAGTTATCAAAATACTTAAATCAAGGCAACTGGTGTAACAATTGTCTGTCGAGAGTTAATGCAATATTGAAAGCAAGGAAACATGGCAAAAATAGGTAGACCACTAAAATTTGAAACAGAGCAGGAACTTCAAAAAAAGATTGAAGAGTATTTTGATAATACACCTAAGGAAGAGTGGACTATTACCGGGTTAGCTTTAGCTCTAGACACAAGCAGAAAAGTGTTGTGTGAGTATGAAGACAAGGAAGAATATAGTAACACAATAAAAAAGGCTAAATTAATAGTAGAGAATGGATATGAGATAGACTTGAAAAAACACGGTAGGTCGGGAACGATTTTTGCCTTAAAGAATTTTGATTGGAGAGATAAGTCTGAAACAGACATAACAACTGCTGGTAAAGAATTACCTCAACCAATAATCAACTTAAATGAGAAGACTAAAGGAGATTAAGGAATCTACTTGTATATGTCAGAGGTGTAATGCGCTTAGAGAATTTTATGGCCTTCAAAGAAACAACAGCAACGAAAAGGATTAAGAACCTTGAGAAGCGTATACGTATAGCCCAAGGCGGCACAGGCGCTAGCAAAACAATAAGTATTCTTTTGTATTTAATAGCTAAAGCCCAAACAGATAAAACCTCAACTTTAACTAGCGTGGTTTCAGAGTCTTTTCCCCACTTAAAAAGAGGTGCTATTAGAGATTTCCTGACTATCATGCAAGAGCATAAATATTTTAATGACGATAGATGGAATAGGTCAGACCACACTTATACCTTTGAAACTGGTTCTAAGGTTGAGTTCTTTAGTGCAGACATGCCAAGTAAAGTAAGAGGGCCTAGGCGTGACAGATTGTTTATCAACGAGTGTAACAATGTGCCGTTTGAAGCCTACGAGCAGTTAGAGATTAGAACTAAAGAGTTTATCTTTCTCGACTTCAACCCTACCAATGAATTTTGGGCCTTTGAGTACTTAATAAATAATCCTGATGCAGATATAGATCATATTATTCTAACCTATAAGGATAATGAAGCTTTAGATGAACAGATAGTTAAGTCGATTGAAGCCCGTAAGAATAGGCCCGGTTGGTGGAAAGTATATGGACTTGGTGAACTTGGTGAAGTAGAAGGCAGGATATACACTGGTTGGAATGAAATAGACAGTATTCCTAACGAAGCTAGGCTAGAACGCTATGGTTTAGACTTTGGTTACCACCCTGATCCTTGTGCTATTGTGGCCGTGTATTATTACAATGGGGGGTATATTTTAGACGAAGTACTTTATCAATTAGAGATGTCTAATAGGGAGATAGCCAACACTTTAAAGAACTTACCCCGTGCTTTAGTGATAGCAGACAGTGCAGAGCCTAAAAGTATAGATGAAATTAAGATGTACGGTATTAACTGTGTTGGTGCTTTGAAAGGGCCGGATAGTAAACGTCATGGTATTAAAGCGGTCCAAGACCAACAGATAAGTGTCACTAAGCGGAGTGTGAATTTGATTAAGGAGTACAGAAATTACCTTTGGGCGGTAGACAAGGGTGGTAAAGTGTTACCGGGCATACCAGAGGATGGCAATGACCATTTATGCGACAGTTTGATGTATGCTATCAACTCTTTAGCCCCAGTTATTAGGAAAAGAGAACTAATCCCCCCTATGCCATCTAATAATAGAAAAAGGGTAAATGTAGCACTATGATTGAACCAACAAACACTTTTGATAGAGAAATACCGATTTATGGAAGATAAAATAAAATCAAATAAGGTAATAGAAATAGACAAGTTTAATTGGAAACCGCCTACATGTTGCGTCGAGGGGTGGGATAGTTGTGTCCATGCAATTGGGAAGAAGCAAAGTAAAACTAAACGCAATATCGGCTTATGAAAAAGATACAATTAGGTGGCCACCGGTACAAAAATTCACCAATCAGAGGGTATATTTTGGTTGACAATAAAGATTTTGATGAAGTGAATAAATATCAATGGAGTGCGCATCATGTTCGGGATAAGATATATGCCACTACTTCCCAAATAAATGGGAAAATGACCTATTTACACAGGTGGCTTATGAGTACACCTAAGGGTCTTTATACAGACCACAAAAATGGCAACACATTAGACAATCGTCGGGATAATCTTAGAGTCTGTACTAATTCACAAAATTTATTAAACAAGGGAAAGGTGAGTAGTAATACTTCTGGTTTTAGGGGGGTTGATTTTATAAAAAGATTAGGGAAATACCGTGCCAGAGTTAGGATCGGAGGTAAGGAAAAACATTTAGGTGTCTATGCTAATATGGAAGATGCAATTAAAATAACCAAAAAGGCCATTATTAAAAATCATGGGGAATTTGCTAACATAAATGGACTTTAGAAGTAGCTCAATTAAAACCGACGATGTAAAGGATTTACCAGTGAACCCTGCTTTTAAGGACATGCCCGATAGTCTAAAAGACGTTGACCGATACGATGAAGTTGTAGAGAAAATAGCCAAAGTAATGCATTCAGACCACACTCATAGAAAGGTTATAGCTTTCACTAAATGTAAACAATGTGCAAAAAAGATGGAGAGAAGGCGTCGAGTATTAAAAGATTTAGGATTTAAAGATTACCAACAATATTTATCATGGCGAAAAGTAATGCAACTGTTAAAAAACTCCCAAAACTAGGGACTAAAGCCCACCAGAATTTAAAGTGGAAAGAATCCATTGAGGCATTGAATGATACCTCTAATGTTAAGTTAGCTCCCTCTGAAATACATGGTATTGGTGTGTTTGCTTTGCGGGATATTAAAAAAGGCCAAAGGTTATACTTAAACATAGTACCCAATATGTATGATGTGCCTTATAAGTTATTTAATAAATTAAGACCAGAGATTAGAGAAATGATCCTTAGTCATTTCCCACACAAAGTAACCGAAGGTGTTCAAACCGAAGAGGATAAACAGAGGTATGGGGATGCTCAGACCTTTTGGTTTCCTGTAAATAATATGCAGGCATATTTAAACCATGCGGATGAACCTAATTATGACGGCCAAGAAGATAAGGCTTTAAAAGTGATAAGAAAAGGAGAGGAGATAACCGAGGATTATCGTAAAATTCCGGGTTATCAAGAGGTTTACCCTTTCTTAGTTGACAGATAATTGTATAATATGCTTATGAACTCTCACTCATGTATTAAGTGTAGGGAAACTTATAAAACTGAAGATGACGATGCTTACTATTGCGAGGCTTGCATCGAGGAAAAGAATCGCATCGCAGAGCAAATTGATAAGAAAATGGCAAGCAGGCCATCTAATCGTAAAGCCCCCTCTTTTGAGGAACAGATGCAAAGTCACAAACAAATCAAAGGTATTACTATGATTAATTTGCCAAGATGACAACAACTGAAAAATCAAAATATGAAGCCATTATTAGCGTTTTAGGCAAGAACTACACCGCTAAGGGTGAAACTATCTTAGCTGCAATAAGTAGATTAGAACCCAGAGGACAAGCGAGAACCAAGTCTATCCTTACCGTAAAACACGGTATAAATTCTAAAGACCGTGTGTTAACTCCGTTTGTTGTGAATAGACTGTTTAACCTTTCTCCAACTGTGCGGGAAGTAGCCTTAAAACAAGTAGCCAATATGTTCGATGTTTAGCCCAAATATACATAGTTACGTTAAACAGGAAGAGTCTGATTTTGAAAGCGATGAGGTAAGAGTGGGTGAGAATTGGTACTGGAATCTAAGAGACCATGTCCAATTGATTTTCCATCTAAAGAATAGTGTCTTTTATCAGGGCGAGAATAATTGGATGAGGCCGTTTAAGAATATAATGGAGCCTGTCCTAAACTTAGCCTATTGGACAGAAGATATAGAAGTAAAGGACGTTGTCTTTTTTATAGAAAATAGGTTAGGTAGAGCCTTGTCTTTCTTGGTTAAGAAATACCACGATGAGGTGTATGTTAAAGAGCATGATTTAGATACTTTATTCGATGAGATTACTGAGTCTGATATTGATTACGGTGGTGTACTAGTCCAAAGGACTAATAAAGGACGACCAGAAGTGCTACCTTTACAGACTTTAGCTTTCTGCGATCAAACTGATATTTTAGGAGGCCCAGTAGGATTTAAACATACATTTTCTCCCGGTGGGTTAAAAAAGATGGCTAAATTCGGTTGGGGTGACGAAGCTAATGGAGCGACCATGTCTCTAGAGGAGCTAATTACTATTGCCGACACTAATAAAGACCCCGCAGGAATGAAACGTGGTAAAAAGAATGAAACACCGGGCAAAGTGATTGAAGTATATATTGTCCGTGGAGACTTGCCTGAACACTACCTAAAGGATAACAACAACATGGATGACTTTTTATACCAGTTGCACATCATCGCCTATTACACCGATAAAGATAATAATAAACAAGGCGTGACCCTATACCGTAAGCTAGAGAATGAGGGGTCTATTAAATTCCATACTTCTCAAAAGGTGTATGCACGAGCCTTGGGACGTGGTGCTGGTGAAGTATTATTACACCCGCAAATCTGGTCTAACTTCCTTACAATTCATAAGACTAACCTGTTAGAAGCAGCATCTAAAGTCCCCTTAGTAACAGATGACCCTAATTACCACAACCGTAACCAAATACAGGAAATGGAGAATTTGGAGATTACTACTATTGAGGATAACAAGAGTATTAGGCAAATACCTACGGCAGCCCCGGCAAATATTAATCTCTATGAACGTAGTATCAATGAGTGGTATGAGCAAGGTCAATTAGCAGGTTCGGCTTTTGATCCACTTCTAGGTAAAGAGCAGTCTTCTGGTACTACTTTCCGAGGGCAGGAGCGTACTGTAGCCCAAGGCAGAGGGCTACATGATAGGCGACGTGGCCAACGAGCTAAATTCATTGAGGAGATTTACCGAGACTGGATTATTCCTGACATTGTGAAGGAGATAGTGAAGGGAAAAGAGTTTATGGCCACCCTCTCTTCTGAGGAATTAAGGTGGGTGAGGGATGCTTTTGTGACTAATAAGACTAATGCCCGTATTAAAAAGATGTTTATTGAGGGAGACGATTTACCCACACCAGAGGAGCAAGAGCAGTTTAAACAGTTTTTCTCTGAGGAGTTTGCCAGACGAGGTAGCAAACAAATGCTCAAAATCTTAAAAGACGAATTTAAGGGTATAGAGTTAAAAATGGGTATTAACATAGCTGGTAAGCAAAAAGACTTGGCCAACCTATCCGACAAGATACTTTCTATCTTCCAGTTTGTGTTCGCTAACCCTCAAGGTTTCCAACAGGCCATGCAAATTCCCGCCTTGTCTCAATCGTTTAATGATATTCTAGAGTTTTCTAACATGAACCAATCAGACTTTACTAGTTTAATCGCCGCTACCCCACCGCCAGTAGAACAGCAAGCTCCCCAGCAAGCTCCCGCCGAGGCGGAATTACAACCTAACGCCACTCTATAATGGATGAGACCCAAAAAAGTAAACTTCATAGATTCGCTAATGACAAGCTAATGTTTGACGTGGTGTTTCAGGTTTTGACAGATGTTTTTCAAAGGGAAAAATCCCAAGATGTTCATTTTTTAGCAGCCAAAAGTTTATCAGTTGACCTATTGAGAAATGGTCGAAGAGAGATAGAGAAATATAAAGATGTCGAAGAAGAGAAGTTGAATAATCCACATCAAATCGGGATGTGAGTGGTCGTTTAGATTATAAGTAGTATAATAAAATATATGAGTCTAACTAATTTCAAAATGAAGTCTTTGGCTGACAAGATAGCCGAAGAAGCACAAGAACGCATTGAAGCTCGTGAAAAAGCACAGAGGGCTAAAGAAAAAGCAAAGGTCGAAAAGAAGTCTAAGAAAAAATAATATATTATGGTGAAACCCTTTCATTTGGTAGTTGCTGCTATTATTGTTGCCGCCTTTGCTGTTGCTTTTCTAACACTGTTTCAAGCTAGTCCTGCTATCGGTAGTGTAATTCAGAGTCAAGAATATCGCTCAACATCTACTGTTGATCATGTCGGTGTGGCTAATTTGGCTAATTTTGCAAGGTTGAAAGGTGCTGGTGATAATTGCACTGCTGGTTCGCTAGCCCAAGTCACTATAACTGGGGCTAATACTGGTGTAATTTTCTTATGGGACGCTACAACCACTGATAGTACCCTAAGAGCCGCCCGATTTTCTAGCTCATCCATCCTTGTTGCTACTTTCCCCGCTTCACTAGCCGCCGGAACGTACACCTTTGATGCTGAATTGGATTGTGGGCTGATATATGAGTTAGCAAGTGGTAGCGTGCCAACAAGCACAATAATGTGGAGATAAATTATTAGTAACGTGGTTATTGTTCATCCTTAAAACGAATTGCGTTTATGGTTATCGTTAATAAACCGAATAAAATATAGTTATGGAAACTACAAAAACCGAGGAGGCAAGTGTTACGCCTGAAGAGAACACAGGAGAGGAAACCACAGAGGAGGAAACACAAGAGAATATAGTTACTCTTTCTAAAGAAGAGTACGACACTCTTAACCAGACTCTTGGTTCTTTAAAAAAAGAGGTGAAAGACTTAAAAAAGTCTAAAGAGACTCCTAAAGAAACTCCTAAATCAAACCAAACCGATAGCGATCTTTTACAAAAAGCATTCTTACGTTCTGCGGCTATTACTGCCGAGGACGAGGTAGAACTAGCCTTGGAAACGGCTAGAAAATGGGATATGTCTGTCGATAAGCTGGTGGACGACGAGGACTTTCAAATCAAGCTAGATAAGCTAAGAACTAAAAAATCCAACGAACAGGCTACCTCAGGAGTTAGAGGCGATGCTTCTGGTAGTGATACCAAAAATACTCCTGAATACTGGATAGCCAAAGGCGCTCCACCAACAAGAGAGGACGTCCCTGATAGGAAAACAAGGGCTAAAATAGCTCGAGCTTTCTTATCTAACCAAAAACAAGGCAAGACGTTCTACAACGAATAAAGTCGTTTTGTAACTGGGTTGCTACAGGATTAGAAGCTAACCTGAAACAAAATGGCAATTGCCAATACCATAACCTACGAGACCCTTTTTGAGGATATTCTTCAAGATCGTCTTGATAGGCCGACAACTTGGAAGGAAATGTGCGATGTGACTATCACAGACACACGTGTCATCTCATCTTCCTACTTGTCTACCACCCCATCCGTTCAGACTGTTACCAGAGGTACTGGCCATGCAATGCAAACCTTTGCTGAGACTGCTGAGAGCTTAACAATCTCAACAGGCCGAGACTTAGGTGTGTTTGTCGATTGGGCTGATCTAGCACAATCACCATGGACTAAACCTGCTGAACTGTTTGATCGAATTGGAGCATTGCTAAACGAATTTATTGAATCTGATGTTCTAGGTCAGCACGCTAGTTGGACTGACTTTGGTACTGTAAGTATCGGAGGAGGTGGAGCTGCTACTGACCAAATCACTGTTTCTGCCTCTAACATTGACGATATTATCCGAGGTGTGAAGAGGGAAATTCGTGAAGCAAACGGCCAAATGTTCATGAACTCAAATGGAGTCGGATTTGTTTGGCGAGCAGCTGACTTTGAATTGCTTGAGGCTTAACTATAAAGGTCTCGTTAAATCCTTTCTGATT